ACATCTTTTGTAGTTTCGCTTCTCTGATTATTCGGTTACAATCTTCAGTTTCCAGACCCTGACCCTCATATAAAGAACGATAACAATCTAGATCCTTTTTTAATAAGGAGTTAGTTTTAAAATGTTTCTTGATTATGTTAACAACCTTAATCTTGCGCTTATGATCATCTTGTAAGATTGCAGATGTCCCCTCTCGTATGAGTGCCTCGTAAGCGAACGCTGTATTCCGCTTCTTGTTATGCTTAGTCTTCATTTTTTTGCTCCGTAATTAATTTATTTTTGTTTTCTAAACCAGTAATTAAATTATGCAAAGAATCATTGACTTCAAAAAGCTTTCTTTCTTCATTAGACTCTTTCAAATTATAAATAGAAGCCTCTTCTTCATAAATACCTTTTGCGATACTAGGAATAGAGGCAATTTCTGCTCCGGGGAACTTAGCTCTGTTGGAAGCGCCGCGTTTCTCAGCGTTATATTGAGCCTGATAATTTCTGGTTCTAGGTCCACTGTCTTTTCGGGAATCGCTGTTTACAGGGTGATAAACCTTGCCTTTGGCGCCCGGAGTAAGACGGGGTGCGTTACGTGAACCGGGCGGTACTGCGAGCAGCGGTGACTCTTCTCCGCCTCCTGCGTCGGCTGCGGGATCTTCTCCCACATCGGCGGCGGGTATCTCTGCTGGTGCTTCTTCTCCGCCGAGGTCCATACCTATATCTCCGCCACCGCCACCACCAACTGCGCCGGCTGTCTCGCCGGCGGCTGCTGCTTCCGCAACGGCTTGAAGATTCGCATCATGTTTACGATCATAATACATTTCTCTTTGATTACGAATGAAGTCTTCATGTGAAATGCCAAATATGTTTTCAGATACCCATCTGCGAGAGAAAAACCCTTCGGTAGCAGATGCGGCTATATCAAATTTCTGTTTCCAGTGTTCGATCTCTTGAAGTTCTGATATCTTCGAGGGATTGTTTAACACTATTTTAAAATTAACAAGGTCATCGCCGCGGAAGCCAAGTGTATAAAGATGGATAATGCCAATCTTTTCAAGCTCAGAGGTGATTACTCTTTGCAATCTCTGAATTGTTCTAGCGAACCTAACGTCTTTTTGAGCAAGAGTTGTCTTGTCTTCGGCGGCGCCGTCGCCCATAGCAAGATATGCTTGGGGAATTTTAAGAGCAGAAAACAGTTTATCACGAAGATATTTAACATCGTCAATTGCTGTTGTGTTCTGACCACCTGCGAGGTTGGTAATCTCCGTAGCAGATCCGGGTCGTACGGGAATGAAATAGTCTTCTTCAATTGACATGGGGTTATATCTCATGTCAACGCGACCACTTTGAGCATCAATAACCGAGTGGCGTTTGAGCTGAGTTACAATCTTCTCCATATATTGTTCGACATCTTGTGGCGGAATAGCTCCAACATCAATCTTAAACAATCTTCTCTCAGAAGATCGGATGACTCTATAAGCCATCATTGCATCCTCTACAAGAGTTAATTGTCTAAAAATTCTTCTAGCGGGATCTAAAATAGAAGTACCATATGGTGCGTGCTTATCATTACCCAGAACTCTAAAGTGTGCAATTTGCCAATTTTCGAAAGTCATTCCGGCGCCATTCCATTGGTACTGAACGTAATTTGGATTGGTGGAGTCTTGACCCTCCAACCTCTCAAGCTCTGCTATTGGGAGATTGATTACAGATTGAACTCCATAGTTGTCATCTATATCGAGGTAAAGGAAAAAGTCTCCGTACTTGCACATTGTTCTGGCCCAACCAAAAAGATTGTAATTGATATTTAAAACCTTGGAATAAAGATTTTCGAGCACTGCTTTAATTTCTTCATTCGAGCATTTAACGTTTAGCATAGGGCGCAAGTCAGAATAGGTCGTCATTTCGTCCGCATAAATATCAAGCGATGAAGCAATCTCTGGCATATACTCCATCTGATCAAAGTCTACGTAGCGCTCGACTCGGCGCTGGTTTTGCATTGCGTTCGCAGAAAGAGTGTCCAACGGGTTATAAAGAGACTTTTTAAATTGTTGTCCGGACGCTGATTTAAATCTACTTGAAAACTTGTCCAAGTGCTGTCGCCTAATCTTTCTACCAGACTGAGAACGATAGTTAATAATCGGTCCCGAAAAAAGACGGGTGAGCGCTTTGAAAAGCTGCGACTGTGTGTTTCTTGAATTTTTACCTGCTGCCATTGTTGTTTCTCACTTTATAATCCATTTGTATTGTTCATACATTTTATCTGCTTCACTCATTTTATCAAAGATATCGTTTCTTTTGTAGCCTTGTTGACCTTTAATTTGTGTATTCATTGTAGTTTTAGATGTGTAGATGGCACTCAGAAAAGCTTTTTGATAATTTAAATCTCTTGCGCTTGTTTGTAGTGCAGTGTCCCTAACCCAGCATGCAATTGCAAGAGCCATAATAAGATCATCATGATAACCTTTCATTGCCTGGGGCTTACCATTCCTCCAAATAAAAGTCTTCATCTCGTTAATTGTACGAGAAGAGTGTATGGTAATTAGTTTATTTCTGATAAACTCTTCTAATTTTGCTACGATAAGGGGTCTGGTTTTCATAGTAGTAGAAAATCCTGGGACTGCAGAGTTCATGGCTTCGGCTTGGTGTTGCTCGATATACTCGTGTGTAGACTTTATAGAATGATAAATATTGGGATATCCATATTCTAATAATTTATCAAGAACAGAATAGCCAATATTGTTATTTTCAACAACGAGCATACAATCTCCGTATTCTCGACCGACTTGATTCAATAAATTCGCGAACATATCTAAAGTTGCCTTTCCTTGGTATTCTCCAACAATTTCTAAAGTTTCTAATTCTATTATATGAAATGTAGAATAATCAGCGCCATCGCCGCGAGCCACATCAGCTACCATTAAATAATTACAAGAAGGATCGTATTCTTTCCATATCCAAAAATTCCTGTCGAAGCCGGTTCTGTGTTTAGGCTCGCACACATTTGTCAGTAGCCATTCCATACATTCGGGATCAATTACTGTCTCACCTGATGTATTGAAGTTACACTCAAGCTCCTGCGCAATTTGGCGCTTGGACATATTCCTGGTTTCTTTTTTGTACCAATCGGAGTTTCTATCAGGGTGAACGTCCCATGGTAAGTTCGTTAGATTGAAGTTATTTGAGCCGGCTTGTGCATCAACGCATGTCTTATGAAACCAGTTACCAACACCATTTGGAGTAGACAATGCGATACAGCGACCACCAGTCGAAAGTGTGGGGTACAAGCCGGTCCATAGTTCATCCAGTCCTTCAATGTGTGCTGCCTCGTCAAGAACCAAAAGCGACAAGGCTTCTGAACGACCTGCATCACCAGAAGTTGATGCTGCTTTAATCGATGAGCCGTTGGATAATTCAAAAGAAGTTCTATTATCTACAGAAATTTCAGCAATTTTAATCCAAGCAGGAAGGTTGCGCATGATATTCTTAACCTTTTTTACTAGGTTACCAGCAACTGCAAACTTGGTTGCCATTACTAGAATAGCTTTATCGCGGTGAAACAACATCAGCCAAACAATGTAGCCGGCTGTGATTGTAGAAATTCCAAGCTGACGTGCTTTTAGAATTACATTGAAACGATAGTCGTTAAAATCTTTTAGAAGCTCGCTTTGAAAATCATAGGTATCAAAAAGAATCAACCCCTTCAAGGGGTGTGAGATTCTTGCATAAGATTTAAGGAAATAAACTGGGTCTTTGCCACACTTAAGTATTTCATTAACTCTTTCTTTTTTATCTAATTGAAAACTCATACATTTTTCAGGGCCGCTATATCTTCTTCATTCATTTCTTGTCGGCTAGCTAAATCTTGGTACATCTCTTCTGCGTCGTGATATGCGGATACATCACCGTTTTGATGCCATACTAAAATTGCCGGCTTCCCATCGCTTGCTGTTTCAACAGTAGCTTCTACATCGAACTTATCGGCTAAATCTTCGACCTCTTCTTCTTGAAGTTCGTCAGGACTTATACGCTCTTCGCCGGTATCATACGCACCTTCTTCGTCATATTCATCATTGTACTGAGGCATGTCATCGTCCCTATTGTAAGGGATACCAGCCATCTCCAATAATTTGTCGTAAACTTTGGTTTTAAGCTCTTCTCTGAAGCCAATCGGATTTGGTTCAGGTTCTTGGAAATATTCTGGTGCGACTTGACCAATGATGTTATTAAACAAATCAACTACCTCATCTGGTTGCATCGCACTAACAATGCCCAAAATAGCTTGTTCTGGATCCTGCGGTGCGGCATCGGCAACGGTTTCATCACCGATCGGGAATGGCGTTGTTTCAGCTGAATCCATGCTCGCGTCAGGTACACCGGGAACTTCGGGTGGAGGTGGCGGGGCTTTGTCACTGGTACCATATCCGTCTAGCCAAGCAGGTCTTGGTCCATTTTTTTGAATCCAATCCATAAACTCTTCATATCGTTCTTGACTCAAGGCTTCAAGCTGAAGCCCTTCTTCTTTCATATATTCTTCTAAAACAATTTGTTGAAGTTTCTGTTTCGAAATATTCATTTTTTAGGCGCGTCCTTGTCCTTTTTTCTTGTATCGTTGCTTGGGCGCTTACCGCCATCTCCATTCCAACCGCCTTGAGAAACGAATGATTCCCAACTTGCTTCCGGTTTTGTATCTTGTTCTGCTCCGACTGCCATGGCTTCATCTAAACCGCCAACCTTGTAGTGCATTTTTGCATTTACCCAAGAGCGCACACGGGAGGAGTTTTGAACATGTACGTCAACTTCCCCTTCTTTCGTCAGGGTTACTGAATTTCCAGTAATTTTGCTATATTCCTTTTTAAGAAAGGAGGCAATATCAGCCATACGTTGTTCAACATCAGATTCAAAGCCCTGTGCATAAACTTCTTTAAGTTGAACTTCTGACATATAAGACAAACACATCATGTTTCCGTAGAATTTAATCCCAAATCCATCCATAACTCTTTTATCAAGAATAGGGTCTCCCTCTTCTCGTTGTAATCCAGCCTTAAGGGGCTCTCCCTTGTCGTCTGTAGCGCCGTCATAAGCGTTAGCAGCTGCCTGTGAAAGCCCCTGCACTATTTCGTAAACTGTAGCCATTATTCATTTTCCTCTTTTAAATTTGGTCTCCAACCTTTTTGCCATCTTTCTTCTCTGCCTTCGACATATTGAATGTAACAAGTATTGCAACAGTCAAATTTTAGAAGACAAACATCATCCATAGATTTCTTTGGAAAAGCTCCGCAGATAGGACATGTACTTAGAGGCTCCTTATTAAGTAGTTTTTTTGTAACCTTTATACCATTAATATCTATTTTCTCTTGCCATGAAGAGTTTAAAGAGTTCTTGGCATACAATTCTTTCATTTGAGAAATATATTGTTTTTCCTTTTCCTCATCCCAATCTTTCATCGGGTTCTTCACTGCGTCATCACCATACTTTTCTGCTATTGCTTTTTCAATAGCTGCGATTCTGTTCAGATTTTCATCTTTCATTTAGGGTTTTGTACACTCCATATGAAGCGGCTGTTCCGATCACAATCCCCCCAGCAAAGTACAGCCATTTGTACCGGGGTGATGTTTTTTTTAGGGCACTTGCTAGGAAATCAATTTCCTTGTCCTTCTGTATTATAAACAAATCGTATTCATTTGTCAAGGATCTGTGTTCGATTTTTAAGTCCTCTAACTTAAAATCATATTCTTCTTTTTGAATCTTTAACTGATAATCCATTTTAATATCACACGAATATTTGTATGTATCATAGTCAGCTAAAATTTTTGACATCGCATTGCTGTCAAACAAAACTCCCTCAAATGGTGCTGGTGCTTTGTATTCAAGTATCGTAAATTTCGCTGGTTCGGTAGCGTTCGCGGTAAGGGTAAGCATCAGAAGTAGATTAAGGAGCATATTGAATCCCGAATTTACTTTCTATATCTTTAATCAACTGTTCTCGATCATGATTAAATTTGTTTTTATACTGACCTTTCTTATCTTCTCTTAACTGCTTAATCATCTGGAGGGCATTTTCATATTCCTCTTCGATGGCTGCAATTGATTCCATGTGGTTCTCCATTAGTAATTGTTTTTCTCGTATCTCTTGCTTGTGGATTTCTTTCAATCCATCGATTTGAGCTTGATATGATTCGTTTTGTGTTTCGTATGCTTTTTGCATAAGACTGTAATCGTGCCGGCTTTTCATAGCCACGACAAGACTAAGTGCTACTATAGCTATCGCTTTCCAGTTTTTCAATACAAAATCAAGTATTGCTGTTTTAGTCATTAAAGCCTCTTAAGCGTGCAATCCCATCGATGACTGTTTGTCCGCCAATATATATTGCAGAAATTATTACCCAGTCTTCGCTGGTAACATGCCCCGCCAACGTTAGTGCTGTGGCGGTTATCCAAACCATCAGCTTTCTTGAAGTTAATTTAGCTAGCCAACCATCTACAAAAGCTTCTGCTTTCGCCATCATTAGCTACCTCCGTTTTGCTTCTTAACGCTTTTTACACATTTCTCGTATTTTTCTTTGTCTTCTCTTCCGACAGAAGCAGTGCATATGGCCCAAGGATTATTTTCTTCGGACTCTTCTAGCTGTTGTGAATCTTTGGATGATTCACCCATCTTAGCCGTCACTGCTTGCAAAACAATTCCACGAACTTCTTGGGGAACTTTTTCCATCTCAGCTTGCAGAATGTTATAAATTGCATCTACCTGCGGCTGCAAGTCTTGCAACTCCATCTGTTCCATTTCTTCTTTAATGATCAGCTTGAGTTTGGACTTGGTGAGTT